AACAACTGAATTCTTAGAAAACACAGGTCAAACATTATATTTTCAACCAAATTTTATGAGACCTTATACGCTTTCATCAACTAACGCGATAGACAGGGTTCAAATAGATGTATTATTTGCCTATCGGGACTTTACAACATATAATTTACAATTGGCTCCACAAGCAAACTTTACCGTTTTATTAGATTTCATTAGCAAGATGTAGTATAATGGGCGGGAAATGAAAATATTGATATATTTATATGTATCTTTTTATATCTTTTTGTATTTTTTTTAACTTAAAAGTAAATTTATACACTACATTAGCAAGATGGAAACTAATAAATACAATCATTCAAAGATTTATAAAATCATCTCTAGCAAGACCGATTTAATTTATATAGGCTCAACAACTAAAACATTAGCCCAAAGGTTAGCAAGTCATAAATATGATTATAAAAAAAATAAAAATGATGATAAAAAATATTTATCAAGTTTCAAGTTATTAGAACTTGAGGACTACGAAATACTCCTACTAGAGAGTATTAATTGTAATAATAAAGATGAACTAAGGGCAAAAGAAAGGGAATGGATTGAAAAATTAAAAAATGAATGTGTAAATCTTAGAATACCTACTAGAACTACCAAAGAATGGCGAGAAGATAACAGAGAACGCTATATTTTAGCCAATAAGGAATATAGGGAAAAAAACTATGATAGAATACGGAATAGAGAAATTGAATATGCTAGTGCAAATAAAGAACATAGACAAGCCAAAGCCAAAGAAAAAATAACGTGCATATGTGGTGATATTATTCGTATTAGTGATAAAGCAAGACACGAACGCTCTATCAAACATCAAACTTTTTTAAAATCTCAAGAATCCCAACATCTAGAATGACAATTTTAATTTTATTTTCTAAATTTTTATCTTTTATAAGTTTAATAATACCAAAGTTTAAATTTTACTAATATAAATATGGCTACATCAGGGGCCGAACCTAGGTTGGTGCTTGACAACCGTGTTAATGTGTCCGATTCATTCGACCAACTTATTAATTATTCAGGTGTGAATGTCAATGTTTTTGAAATTCAACCCGATGGTGCCTCATTCCAGACCCAAATTTTATTTAATAACATAGTCGTACCAAATCTTGCTACTACTCTCGTCAGTCGCAATATGAGACTTCGTTATAATGTTGAATTTGCATATGATGCTACGCTTGCTGAGGGTGTTAATAACGGACCAAAGTTTGCAGGTGTAAATATTACATATAACGGTAATAACGTGGATACTGTCGCGCTTCAATACGCTCAAAACACGGTAGTTGATAGTGTTCTACGTGCTCCGTTTCCAATCCAAAGTGTTTGTGATTCTGCATCCCTTACTATTAACTCTGGAACAACTACTATAAATAGTCGTCAAGTGTTAGACCCTGTTGCCCGTAAATTGAGTAAAAAATATTTAATGAATCAGGCTACTGAATGTCCTAGTATGCTAGATAATCGTTGGGTGCTTACAACTGACCCCGTTGCAACTGATGCAAATGCTGTTGCTGGTGACCCAACCGCTTTACATATTAATAGTTGCCAACCACTTAGCAAATATGAAAATTGTTGTGGCGGACACACTCGGGCTTCATTTCTGCCTGTTGCCGTTTCTGCTGCTGCAAATATTGTTACTGTTAAATTTAATGTTGTCGAACAATTGGCAATTAGCCCTCTTACTCTACATGATAATGAAACCTTTCTAGCAAATGTAAATACTCTATCTCTTCTACTTTCTTATGGTTCATCTCTAGGTGATATTTACTATACCGCAAATCCTGCTGGTGTTGCCCCTGCAATTACAATTTCATCCCCTCGTCTTTTACTTACATATATTCAATGTAATCCTGAAATTATGAGTATCCCGCGTGCTGTGAATTATAATTATGAAAATATTGTTTATTTTGCTAAATCATCAACTGTTGCTATTGGTGCTGGAACTGCTGCAACTACTATTCAACTAAATAGTGATACAGTACGTTTTCAATGTATGCCTTCTATGATTTATATATTCCTTCGTAATCAGATATCACAACGAAATTCCAAAAATACGCAAACATTTTACCAATATGGTTTTCCACAATCAACAGCCAATTATGCTGGTTTGCAAATCAATATTGGAAACCGAACTGGACTTCTTGCAAGTGCAAGCCCCCAAACCCTTTGGCGTATTTCAAAAAATAACGGCTATGCAGGTTCATTCAATGAGTGGAGCCAATCCGGCGGGGTGTTCTGTTTAAATCCGGTACGTGATTTAGGCATTGACCCTAGTCTAGATACTCTACCACTTGAAACTGGTTCTGTTAATTTTCAAGTGTCTGGAACCTGGAATAATGCTAATCTTATTTATTCTGGTGTTGCTCCTGGTGAAGGTTATAATGCTAATGTTGAATTAATGATTGTTGCTGTGTATGCTGGTGTTGCTACAATTACTACCGACCAATGTATGTTTTCTCTTGGTTCTCTAAGTGCCAATGAAGTTAATGCTGTTCTTTCTGGTAAATCTGCGGGCATGATTTCAAGCGAACACGTACAGCCAACTATTCAGGCTGAAGGACTATATAGCAAGGGTAAGCATATTTTAGGCAAAATGGCTCATAAAATGATGAAGCGGATGTAAATATACAATAAAATTCAATTATTAATTTTTGCGTATGGGATTTTCTAAATCCTGTTTTTTTATCTTAATAAATTATAATAATAATAGAAAATGGCAAAAACTGCTAGAGACAATACGTTTATGTTTTTTGAAGATTTTAGTGATTTTGTACTATCAAAACTTTATAAAAAAAATAAATCTATAATTACTAAATATCCACCAGAAAAAAAATATTTTAATGCTACTCCAGAATATAAACCATTTAGAATTGTTTTAAAATCAACTGGATATGAAAATATTCAAGGTAATCATACTACATATACTATTGATGCTGATAAAAGTAATTTTGATAGTATTGTGGAACAACTACAAAATTTAGGTGCAATAACTGCAGATGATTTTTATAGTGCATTTAAAAGTGGGCGTGAAAGAGAAATAGGCGAAGAGGTTGATAAAGAAACATCATCTTTTAAAACAGGTGAAAAGCAAGGTCAATTTGAAGAACAGCAAGCAGAAGCAAGCAAGCCAGAAAGCGGTTGGGACGGTTTTGTAAAAGGGTTCACTGCTCCAATTCAATTAGCAATGGGAAATAAAGAATTATTTGGTTTGGGTCTATCATTATAAATTTTTAATATTTTTTCTTTCCTTATTATAATAAAACTAAATCTAAAATGGTTCATAGTACTTACCAACAATTTATAAAAGATAATTATCATAAATGTAGTGGTACGCCACAAGAACGAATGAAACAATGTGCAAAAATGTATCAAGAACATAAAAAGGCTAGTGGGGGCGTGCTATCGGGTGCTGGTGTTAAAGCCAAATCTACTAAGTCTAAGTCTAAGGCTAGTGGGGGTGTGCTTTCTGGAGCATCTTTAGAAGAAGAAATGAAAAAATTAAAAATATTCAAGGAACATACACCAAAACCAAAAAAAGCAAAGGGTGGTATTCTAAGCGGAGCCGGTATGAATTCATCTTCAGATAGTGAAGATAGTTCCCAGTCGTTCAGACATACAGGTCTAGGATGTTAAATACCTAACATTGAACTTCCGAAATAGGTATCTAATGTTATTGGTTGTTTGCGTACGGGATTTTCTAAATCTTGTTTGTGTGCGGGATTTTCTATATCCTGCTTTTCAACTGGATTATTATCTTGTTTATCTTGCTTTATTAAATTTTGCTTTTTAGGTACATATGGATGTTTTTCTTTATAACGTTCATATGATTTTCTATTTAATACTTTACGTTTTTCTACATATTCAGGGTCGTTTGCCATCATGTCATTGTGATATTGTTTTTGATATTCATTTAATTTTTGTTTGGTTTTCATAACTTTATTATATTTTTCTTCCAGTTCATCAATATTTTTAAATTCTTTAGTGAGTTTTTGCTTGGTTGCTAGATACTTCTGGAATTCTGATTTATCCATTTTATTAAATTATATTGATAAAAAATTTAGGCAAAAAATATTACATTATTATAATAATAAAATCTATCTAGATATTGAAATATGGAAAGTAAATTAAATACAAGTAATGTACCATTAAATGCAAAAGGGTTATTTATTGGTGCATATGAAAATGTAGCGGAATTTTCATCAATGGTAATCAGTATTTATAGTGATACAGAAACAACTATATCGTGCTATCAATCGTTAAATAAACAACTTGCCAATGTATCTGTATTTACTGGTGTAGCAAACGTCCAATCAACATTCATAGTAAGCCCAATTATTTTGCCATTTGTATATTTTACAGTTAGAAATGGAACTACAACCAATCAAACTGTATTAAATTTTTCAGTTGGATTTAAAAATAGTGCATTTTCTACGGCTGGAACTGGTGCAGATGTAAATATAACTAATACATATTTGCCGGTATCACAATATGGAGTATGGGACGTAAATACTCAACTTACTAAAGGGAGTACCGCTATTTGGGATAATGCAGTAGTTGGTGCTGGTGATGTTTCTACTAATTTTGCAAGTGCAAATCAAAATAATCAAAGTGTAAGTATATTTGGTAATTCTAGTAATGCAACTACAGTTTCTATTCTAGTTAGTAATGATAATACTAATTATTATACTACTCAATATGCATATAATGTATTGGAAAATAATGATTTTGGGTTTAGTCTAGTGCTACCATTTAAATATTTAAAATTATCTAGTAGTGATGCAACAACGATAAGTGCAAATGCTTGCTGGTGTTAAAAATAAATTTAGTTTTTTTAATCTTTTTATATATTAATAGTAATTAAAATGTCATTTAATGGATTTTATGGAATAAGTGATAGAACAGATGGACTATATTTGGGTCAAGTATCTATTATTGGAGGTGGTGCTACTGGTGCTACTGGTGCTACAGGTTCTGTTGGTTCGACTGGCTCGACTGGTGCAACAGGTGCTACTGGTGATATCGGAATGACTGGTGCTACTGGTGATATCGGAATGACTGGCGCAACTGGTGATATCGGAATGACTGGGGCAACTGGTGATATCGGTATGACTGGTGCGACTGGGGCAACTGGTGATATCGGAATGACTGGTGCGACTGGTGCGACTGGGGCAACTGGTGATATCGGAATGACTGGCGCAACTGGTGATATCGGAATGACTGGTGCGACTGGTGCCACTGGTTCATTTCAATTTGATATTACAAATAATTATATTTTATTTAGTAATGGAACTAGCCCAACAGGTAATGCTGATTTTCAACACAAAGCAAATACAGGAGTAATAACAGTTAATGAAAATTTAAGTTATACTAGTGCTTATCCTATCGGTATTGAATGTGGATTTAATGATGCTACCTATTGTAGTGGTATTATAGTTCAAAATAAAAATAGTACCGATGGTGCAAGCGCTCACATTCTAGTTCAAAATGATTTAGGGACTGACTCTTCATATTATGCCGACTTTGGCATCAATTCATCAGGCTCAACCATTCAATACGGGCAATTTGCAACTATGCCTAATGGTGTTAGTCTTACTAGTCAATCTAGTAATTTAATATTTACGCCTAATGCAGGAGGACAAGGAGACCCCGCAGAAGTATCCAATATATTTTTTACTTATGCCAACGGGACTAAAGCCCATTATATAAGCGATGAAGGACGGCTTGTTATAGGGGCAAATAATCCGGCTTTTCTTCCTAGTGGAACTTATGGAGGTGATGATGGAGATGTTGGAAAGGTTTTGACAAGCAATGGGGCGCAAGGTTTAGTATGGAGTCCCATCTATAATAATTATTGGAATGTTTTATATATCAATGATACACAACCAACAACACAAACAAATTTATCAACAATAACACTATATGAACGATTTACATACAATATATTACCCAATAAAAGAATGCTTTTCAAATGTATATTTAATTTTTCAATTAGTGGCAATTCAAATATAACATTTGCATTAATTAGAATTCAAGGAGAAACGGAAACCATATTACAAGACTTTACACAATCATTTAATAGAAATGGACACCATTCATTCCCTATTAATTTTGACTGGATAATGGACGAAGGATATGATTTAAGATTTAAAATAACCGCTACTATGGGTAATACACAAACTATCAGTGTTGATACTGGCGATTACTACTCTATTATTGTAGATGAATTACAAAACCCACCACCGCCATAAAATAAAATCTTATTCTAGAGTAATAATATTAAAATGAATACAGTTATATGCAAAACAAAATTATATAATCATAATCAACCTAGTTATTACAAGCGTGATTTTTGTTGTTGTAAATCATGCGAAAAATCGACTATAGATGAAAATATGTATAAATTCGAACAAATTAGTAATAATACATATAAATGTAAAACATGCAATGAAGAAATATTTGATTTCAATTTACTAACACATATTAATAGTATGAAGCATTTAATACTTGAAGCACTTTAAAAAATCCCGAAAATCAACAAGTTGATTTAATCCCTAAAGCCAGAGGCTTTACCGAACGCAAAATTAAAATAAAATCTTATTCTAGAGTAATAACTCAGTATTTAGAAAATCCAGAACGCAAAATAAATTAATTATGCCTTTTGGACAACATTTTTCAGTAGATGCTAAAGGATGTAATGAGAATGTAGCAGACCCAAATTTAATTAAAATATTTGGTGAAGTATTAATTAAAGCCGTAAAGATGGAAAAGCACGGCGAATGCCAATTAGAATACTTTGGAAAAGACCATTTAAAGGGATGGACATATTCCCAACTTATTACCACTAGCAACTGTTGCATTCACTTTTGCGATACTGGCGAAATGTATTTTGATTTATTCAGTTGCAAAGAAATAGATATAGATATCGTTAAAAGTCTTATAGTTGATTTCTTTAGCCCAACAACTACACTGACTAGATTCTTTGAACGTGGCTAAAAAAATATCTTATTCTAGAGTAATAATAAAATGACTGAAGCACAAAAGAAAGCAGTAAAAAATATGAAACCATCGGCTTATCGTTCAATGTTGATGGGTAAGTTAGGAATGACTAAATCAACACCAGAATCCAAAAAAGATTTATTAAGATGGGGGTCTGGAAATAAAGGCGAAAAATGGGTAAATTTAACAGCCTATATAACAGATGGAAAAAAAGATATACCTTGTGGAACTAAAGGAAAAAATCAAGGAAACTTACCTAGTGTATGCCGTCCGAGTGTTAAAGTTAATGAAAAAACGCCAAAACCTTTAGCCAAAAATTTAACAAAAGCACAGATAACTAAGGCAATTTCTATCAAAAAGCAAAATAAGAGAATAGACTGGTTAGGATTATAATTAATAATTTATAAATAAAAATATTGCTATACATTAAAATGGATGAAATAGAATTAACACCCGAACAGATAGATGGTATAAATAAGTTAGCATTTTTTCTTAGAGAATGCTATCAAATGGCAGAATCACCAAATACAAGAAGACGTCCGCGATGTTCTAGTTGTGATGATGGAAAATATTATAATGGCAAGCAACTTGAAGATTCAGAGGATGAAGGATATATAAATAAATAATGTGTTTTTTTAAAAATAATTATCTAGAATAATAATAATAAATATACTTTTTAGAATAAATTAAAAAATGGAAAACGAAACTTTAGTTTATATAACCCTTTTATTGTCTCTAGGTTCATTAATGATGTCAATATCAAAGTATTTTAAAAATACTGAACAACATCAAACTACAAAAGAATACAAAACACCATTTTATTTGGGTGAAGATGGTAAATTACACAGAAATACTAAATATACAGATTAATCGTATTAAATGTAATTTTAAAATATCTACTAATAATAAATACAATGGAGCAACTAGAAGCAATCTTTCAGGGTATGAAAACCCGTACAGGGCAATCATTACGACCTCTTACCGTTAATAATTATACAACTAAAATAAATAAGTTATCCCAAATAGTAAATGGTACTAATTATGATGGTAATAATAATTGGATGTTAAAACCTGAAAACGTTCTAGACAAACTACGGGCAACACATTTAAAAAGTCAAAAGGATTATATAAGTCCTGTAGTTAAGTTATTACACCATTTGAAAGTTGATGAAAATATTATAAAACGCTATAGTTCTGATATGTCAGAACTTAAATCTGCCGAAGATAGTCTACGTAAAGATAATAAAGCAAGTGAAAAAGAAAAAGAAAATGCAATGCCATTAAAAGATATCAATAAAGCGATAGACATGTATTCTATTAAAGATAGCAATGGCAAAATTGATGATAATAAATTAATTTGTAAATTGATTGTTTGTCTATACTTTAAAAATGAATTGATAGCCAGAAACAATTATTATAACATGAAGATTGCTACAACTACTAAAAAACAAAAAGATTTAAACCCAAAATTTAACTATTTAATTGTATCAAAGGATATGAAACCTTTGCAATTTGTAATGTTAAATTATAAAACTAGTGAAAAATACGGAATTCAAAAATTTAACATTCTAGATGACACTTTAAAAAAGTTATTAGAATTATATCTAAATGAATGGAAACGACAGCCAGGAGAATTTCTGTTCGTTATGTCTAATGGTAATGAATTTAAACCTTCTAATTTCTCTAACCTCATAGAACAATGCATGCAAAAAGTGCTAGGCAAACCAATAAATATAAATTTAATCCGCAAGATTCATATTACTGAATTCTTTTTAGAAGGCTTGAGAAGCGAAAATGAGAAGGAAGCCTTCGCTCACAGAATGTTGAACTCCGCTAATGTCCAGCGTGAATATGTGAAGGTAAATCTTTTTAAGGAACAACAATAAAAAATAAAGATGAATAAAACAACTTAAAGAAATAGCAATAAAGAACATTAAGGAGCAAAAAATGGATTATAAGAATGGTAGAATTTACAAGATTACAAGCGATAGCACTGATAAGATATATATCGGTAGCACTTGCCAACCATTATGCAAAAGGATAGCAAAACATAAACATAGTTATAAAAGATTTCAAAATGGTAAGAGTGGTAATATTACTAGTTTTGAAGTAATTGCCCTAGGTGATGCAATTATAACATTAATTGAGGCTTACCCTTGTGAAAGTAAGGAACAATTGTTGGCTAAAGAGAGATATCATATTGAGTTAAACAAGGATATATGCGTTAATAAACAAATACCATCTAGGACACAAAAAGAATATCAGGAAACAAATAAAGAGCATCTAGCACAAATAGGCAAAGAATACCGTGAGGCGAACAAAGAGCATATAGCACAAATAGGCAAAGAATACCGTGAGGCGAACAAAGATAAACTTAAAGAAATAAAAAAAACATATTATGATGCAAATAAAGAAAAGATAAAAGAAAAAATAACTTGCGAATGTGGAGGAAGATATACACTAACTAGTAAATTAAAGCACAATCGAACTAAAAAGCATCTAGCCTATATGCAATCTACTTCTTAATACTTTTTTACATTTTTTCTTAGTTATTATTAATAAGATGATTGATAAAATATATTTTATTGGTTGTGGGGCAGTTGGATTCTGCTTATTAGAAATCTTTAAGGCAGAAAAAGCATTTTATAATTGCTTTATAACTATTATTGAACCAAAAGATATTGAAGATATTGAATATGTAATGGAAAATAGAAATTACAAACATATACAAAAAGGTGTATCTAGAAGCAATTATAAAAAATTATTATCTAATCTAGATAGTAATTCATATATAATAAATGTGAGTGTTAATGTTGATTCTATAATGCTTCTAGAATATGCCAAACAATGCCAATCTTTTTATATAGACACATCATTAGAACAGTATCAAGACTTTGTTAAATTACCAATAGATAAGATAACCAAATACGAACAATTTAAACAAAATAATTTATACCATCAAAATTTACAGGCTGAAAAATTACTAAAAGATAGTAGAAAAACAAGAATT